CGCCGTCCGGGTTGGCTTCCGCCGCGGCGAAGTTCAGATCGTCAATCCCCGTCCCGTCATCCAAATCGGTGACATAAAATTCGCCGTTGGCGGTAAAGAGCACGAAGTAGCCAATGAAGACGCATAGGGCGACGACCGCTGCGGAATCGACCGGCATGACGATTTCCGTCAGCGTATCGTCAGATGTGTCGAGGATGTAGTAATGCCCGTCCGACGTGACGATGCCGATTTGCGCATCCGGCGCCTTGCGGTTGCGGGCCATCGTAACGACGCCGCCTGTCGAGATCGTTCCCGAAACCAGCGTTGAGGTTCCGGCGTTTGTTACCTTCCAGATTTTATCGCCAGCCGCGACGTAGAGGCGGGTTTCGTCAAAATCCATCGCCGCGCGCACGGCGCTACCGCCGGAAAGCGTGGAAAAACTCGTGTAGCCGTTGGCGGCATAGATCGGAAACCGCACCTTGCCTTCGTTGCCGGCATCTTCGGCGTAGCAATTGATGAGACGCGCCACGCCCGCAGCGGGAACGCGACCGGGGTTCGATTGAACCCCGAGGGAAACCGGCGTCTTGGTCATTGCCTGATTACCTCAATGCCTCGAACGCGGCCTGCAGTTCGTCATGGTCGCAATCAGCGTGGATGCGAACATGCTTGGTCGCGCCATAAGGCCCGGCATAGAGATCGTAAGTTTTGGAGCTGTCCCGCTTCAGAAACGGAATGACTTTGGGCAGCACGAGGCCCGCCGCTTCCATCGCGGCTCGAATTTTTTCTTTGCTCATGGCAATCACTCCGCGTAGTTCGCAACGCGATGCGACAGACGGGTTATACCGCCAAGCAACAGGGTCGGGTTTTCGCCGGGAATAGCAACGCTTTGAATACTGCGACCTTTGTCATAACCGACAATGGCAATGCCAACGATCTCCCCGGCCTTGGCCGCTTCGAGAAATTCTTCGAGATATTCAACCACGCTCAGATTGGCGTGCGTATCGGCAAGACGCGGAACGAGGGAAAGCTGGGTTTCTGCCATGTGGCCCCTCAGAAGTATTGCGCGCGGTTCGGATTGCCTGTTGCCGGACGGCTGACGTGACGGCGCAGGCGCTTGAGAATGATGGTTTCCCGCGCATCCTTTGTTTCAGGCGGTGTCGGCTCGCCAAAGGCCCCCGAGCACTCGTTGATAACGAGGTCACGGATGGTCAGAAAAATAGCCTCAGGAATTTCGTCCTGCTTCCAGTAGACGAGTTCCAATCCCGGCGCTTGCAACTCGGCATATTTCTGGTCGTAAACGTCAATGACGAAATCGGAGTCAACGCTGTCCGGGCTTTCCGTCGCGTCGATGACCGCCATCTGCCGCAGAACGGCTTCCGCGAGATCGGTTAGATCGTAAGCCATTGGCTAGCACCCATAGAGACGCGGCACGTCGTCGAAGAACGCGGAATGCTGGACGAGGAAATCGCCCTCAAGGGCGGACGTGGTGCCGTCGCCCGTTGATACCCAGCGAAAGCGGTAGCGGCCTGATTTCTCAGGGATCACGTAGTCGCAATAATAATCTCCGGTATCGGTATAGCCGATCTCGGCATCGGTGCCGTAGATGTAGCTGACGACGACGCCATCCGGGTGCATGACCGACAGCGTTACGCCATCCGGGTCAACATCGGTCCCGGCGGTCGAATAGTTGACCGCCAGCCGGATCACATCTCCGATGTAATGCTTGCCTGGCGCCAGCATGGATCAGTCTCCACTTACCGCACGAGCGCGAAACGGTCCGGTTGCCTGTCCACGGGCGCGGAACGGACCGCTCGACAGGGCCGTTGCCGCCATTGGCGTAACGCCATAGCCGGTCGGGCGCGCATGACGCTTGAACCGCTTGAGATTGGTGCCGCTTCCCGCGTCTCCGGTGATCTCGAACACGCCAGCTTCTGGCTTCAGGATATGAACCCAATCGAAGGCTGCCGATTGGCCAGCGAGTGTGAATGTACCTTTGTTGGCGTGCAGAGGATATTGGCGCAGCGTCTCAGCGGTCTCTCCGGTAACGACGAATACCCCGTACGCTGCCTTGAGAACGTGGCCTTGTTCGAGATTGGCAGGCTTGCCGGTGTAGATGAATGACCCGGCGGCGGCAGGAAAGATATAAGTTCGGATCTTCTGCGCGGCTTGGCCGGTGAGACTGAACGATCCGGCCCCGGCTTTGACCGCGTAGTTCCGATGGAACGAGGCGTCCTGCCCGGTGAGGCTGAATGTGCCGCGCGCCGCCGTAACAAGATGACCGTAATAGAGACCGACATTCTTGCCAGTAAGCGCAAAGAGTCCGGATTCCGCGACGAGATCGGGATGCGTCCTGGTGATTTCAGCATCAAACCCGATGATACCGAACGCCCCGACTTGCGCCTCAAGCGCATAGGTTTGCGCGGTATCATAACGCCCTAAAGCCGTGGCGCCGAGCGGTGCAAATCCTAGCACTTTGCTATATCCCTAGCGGTTCGCTGGCTCAGTTCGGATTTCCGGTCTTGCCACCAAGGGCCTTCACCAAAAGCCCCAGTTCCTTTTTCTTTTCAAACAGCGGTTCTTCGATGGCCTTGAACTTGGTTGCGAGTTCCTTGCACTTGGCTTCCATCGTCTGCGCTACGCGATCGTATTCCTGGCGCAGCGGTGCCGATTTCGTTTCGATATCCTTGATCTCGGCACGAAGCTGGTGAAAGCGGGCGCGCATGGCGTCCGGCGTGAACATGGCGGTCATGCGATTTCCCCTGTAAATACGGGCTTTTTCGAGATTTTTGGCGTGCTTTGTGATATGATTTCCGCTCAAATTTCAGGAGCGGAATCGTGACGAAACTCTTCGATATGACGGACATGAAATTCGAGCGTCTAACAGTTCTTTCGCGCGCGGAAACCTCTAAGGCCGGTCAAACGCGATGGAACTGCCGTTGTGACTGCGGCAGTGAACTCGTTGTGCAAGCCGCTGCTTTGAAGTGTGGGCACACACGGTCTTGCGGCTGTCTCAAGATCGAGCAAACCATCGCGATGAGCACCAAACACGGTCATGCGACAAAGGGAATTTCACGAACCTACAGAACATGGGCCGCAATGATCTCTCGCTGTTCAGACCAAAACGCTAATGGCTTCAGGCATTATGGCGGAAGAGGCATTTCGGTTTGCCAGGAATGGCGAGAGTTTAGCAACTTCGTTCGCGACATGGGCGAGAAGCCGCATGGAATGTCACTCGACCGCATCGATGTGAACGGGAACTATGAGCCGGGCAATTGCAGATGGGCGACACTCAATCAGCAGGCTCGCAACCGCCGAGACAGCCGGTGTCTGACATACCGCGGCGAAACAAAGAGCGTGCACGACTGGGCTGAAGAGAACGGTCTTCCTGTAAGAGCCCTTGTCCATCGTCTAAATGCGGGATGGAGCACGGAAGACGCGCTTTCAAAACCATCTGACGGGGCAGCGAACAAGCCGAACCTGCGCTTTATTGAACACAACGGCGAGTGTCTTTCTATTTCCGAATGGTCACGACGCTCTGGAGTTAAGCTGACAACGCTTTTTTACCGATTGAACGCAGGATGGCCGATGGAGCGCATCCTGTCAGAAGGTGTGTCAAGCCGCCTGTAGAACCCCTGTGTCGCTTGGAAAATCCACGGTGAACGATTCGCCGTCAGCCAGCGATATGCTAGACCCGTAGTCCCAATATCCGATCAGCACATCGGACGTGCTGGTGTCGTCATAGAGCACGGCATAACGAAACGGCCCGATGCTTCCACCGGATGCAGTGAACACCACATCGGCAACCACGAGCTTGTAGGTTCCTGACGTTTGCGCCGACGACGAGATCGTTGCTGCCGTGCCGCCTGACGTGTAGCCGTTCCCCGACGAAATCTCCGTCAAGTCGGCTTTGAGGCCGTTGCTTGATGTCGGGGCCGTGTTCGTCAGCATCACCTTCAGCGTATCGGAGCCGAGGTTGACGGCCTTTTCGAAGGCATATTCAACGAAAGGATTGAACTTCGCGAACGCCGCCATATGTTAACCCTCCGCTTTTGCCCGGCGGGGCTTTGCACGCGCAATGGTGCTGACAGCAGCAGCCGAGACATTCTCAGCCGACGCATCGGTGCCGATGCTGCCGTTTGAGGTTGGCTTCACCTCCGCTTCCGCTTCGTAGCCATCGAGGACGAAATGATTGTTGCCGGCGAGTTTCTTCACCTGTGCCGGTGTCAGTGTTTCCGGCAATTCAACCGGGACATTGAGAGGGAATAGAACATCGAACATCCTGATCGACGTTGCTGCGTCCTTCTCATCTGCCGGATTGCCGATGAAGGTGGCTTCCATTGATTGGGCTCCTCGCCAAAAAAGAAGACGGGCGCAGCCTTGAGAGCCACGCCCATCCTTCCCTCTGTGCTTGTGATGATCAGATCATGATGTAGTGAGCGACGACGTAGACCGTGCCGGTGCCGCCAGCATTGGCCGCAGCGGTGATCTTGGCTTGCACCTGAGTTTCCTCGGTGAAGAACTTCGGTCCCGTCTTCAACTGGAAGGGGCGGAAGTTCTGGCCGGCAGGGGTAAGGTCGGTGATCGCATCACCAGAGAGGACGCCGGAGTCCACGAATCCGGCAGAGACAGCCTGATAGCCGTCATTGGTCCAACTCGTGCCGTCGTTGGTGCGCACACCGTCCGTCTGGGCGCCGCCGTTAGCGGTCCAGCCGACATCGATTTCCAGCGTCTCGGTGCCGGAGTCGATGTCGTCGGTCATCAAATATCCGCCGACGACGAGTGCGTTCTTCGGCAGCTTGAACAGGTTTGCGAGGTCGTTGGCGCTCGGTGCTGCACCGTAGGTATACTTGCCATAGGCGACCTTGAGGTTGCCGTGGAACCCCCCAGTCGGGGGCTGCAAGGCATTCTGATTTGCTGTGACTGTTGCCATAGCGATGAGGTCCTTCGATGAATGGAAAAGAGAAAAGGAAAAGGCGGGATTGCTCCCGCCCTCTCATCACGAGTCGAGCGCGGCGCTGAAATATCCTGTAACGAGGCCGTTCTGTTTCGAGTTCGCCGTATCGGTCGAACCCGAACCAAAGCGCAGCTTCTCGATCTTCGACCATTGCTTGATGGCGAGACCGTTCTTGCGCTCATAGTCGATGTCGTTGCGGGCGACCGTCGTCGGACGCATGGCCCAGGCTTCTCCGAGGCACTGAGCGCCGCAGAAGAACACCGGAGCCACGATGGCACTGCCATTGCCAACGGCGCCGAGCGTCGGGATGTCTTCGATCTCGTAGATGAAGACGTTATCCCAGAGATAGTCGGCGCTATCGAACAACGGGTTCGAGTTGCCACGTTCCCGAGCTTCGCGGTTGGCCTGAACGAACGTCGAGTCATTCGCCAGATCGCGCATCGCATAGCTGTTTGCGAACAGGACATAAGCGTCCGAGTCCGAAACGGCGCTGCGGGGCACGAACGGCGTGATCTTCGGCGTTGCCTGCTTTGCCATGCGCTTCATCAGCGAAATGGCACCCGGCGTCAGCTTGTCGTCTGTCGCGTCGATGTTGCCCAACGCCGCAGAGTGATCGTTGCTGGCGTTGTTACTCTTGGTCTTGCCGAACAACACCCGGTCAGAGTTGTTCGCCAGCCAGGCATCCTTCGCGGCTTCCGAGGCATCAGCATAAGCAACGCCATCGATCGACATCAGGGCCGCGATGATCTGATCCCGCTCAAGTCGGCGGTTCCAGCTCATCAAGGCGTCTTTGTGTGCCGAACGAAGATCGATCGCGGTCTTCTGCGCTTCGAAGTTCGACCACTTCACGGCATGGCTGAATTCGGCCACCGTGACCTTGTGCGAACGAAGCATCAGGTCTTCTTCCTGACCTTCCAGATCCTCGGTCGCGCCCTTTGCGGAGCCCGTGAGGTTGTTGATCAACTGGAAGGTGATCGAGTCACCAGGCTTCTTGGTCAGGTCTTCACGGACCTGGATCATCGAAGACGATCCGGTGCCCATGAACTTCTTGAACCAGTTCTTATTGTAGTATTCCTGGAAGTACTGATCGTCCCACTGCTGGACGGTCATACCTGAGGGAACAGCTGTCTCGGCCATGATGGCCCTCCATTATTTTAAGATTGCATCCAGAGGCGTCGGCCCTTCGAACTTGGCCGTGGCTTTTCGCGGCGCACTCGAAGTGACTCCCGCCAACGACGGCGGTGGGGGCGGCGGTTGTGGCGTTGGAGGTGCCGATGCGGCGGGTGCCGGGCTCGGCTGAGCAGAGGGAGGCGGCGCAGATTTCTCGGCTTCGATCTTGGCTTTGATGTCGGCCTCGATCTTGGCTCTGAAGGCTGCGGGATCGTCCCCGATCTCGCGCAAGGCCATCAGTCTCTTGCCCTGCTCATAGGCAAACTGCGCCGGAAAGGCGGAGTCCCTAAGCTGCTTGGCGAGATACGGATTGGACTTGCACTCGTCGCGGAAGATCTTTTCAACGTCGTCATAATCGTCGTGCTTCGAGCGCATGACGCCCTGGCTGACGGTGACGAGCGTTGCGAAGGTCCGTTTCTCCGTTTCGGCCTGAATGTGTCGGGCATAGCCCTCAGGATCGAGCCAGGGATCGGGAACCTCTGCCGGCTTGGCGGCCGGTGTCGGCTGTTGAGATTGCGGTTGCCCGCGTCCCTCAACGTCTTCCAACCTCTTTTTGAGTTCAGCGAATTCCTTGTCGCGTTCGCTGAGCTTCTGCTCTGTCTCTTGGCGCTTTTTCCGTTCGCCTATCAGGGCCTTCAATCGGCCTTCGGCATCGGCGGGTTCATCCTCATGAGATGGCGGCGTCCCATCCTTTACGCCCGTCCCTTCCGGTTCTGGTGCAGCTTGCGGGGCCGGGGCGCTTGGCTCTGGCTCGTGCGCTGGTTCTGCGGATGGGGAAGCTTGCTCCGCCCTTAGGTTTTGGACGGCGCCTTCGAGAAGACTCTCCAATGTCGTTGCTGTCATGAGTGGTCCTTCAAAACGCCTGTGTCGCTGGCGTGTGCGAGACGCCCGTTCCCCGGCGGCGGGACGCACCAAAACAAAAAGCCCGCCGGGTTAGGGCGGGCTCTGAAACGCGGAATGATATGTTAGTTAGAACCCCGAGGCTTGCTGCGGCGGCGGATAAACCTGCCGGATGTTCGGCTGCTGCTGTGGGGCCTGTTGCG